TGACGGAATCTACTTCATCCTGGCCCATAGAGGAATATAAGGGTAACGTCAAAATTTCGGTCCACGACTTATTGGCGACTGGCGTACTACCACGGTATTTACGATATAAGGTAAACTGATTACTCGGTCTGTAATGCACTCCCGTTGATATGCCAGCAGCTCTCAAATGCTCGTGGATTGCATCGCGATTCTCGTGCCTAATGATATATAAATGATGCGCATGCGCCGCGGCGTACGTCCTTGGCGGAAACAGTCTGATTCTTTCACACATGCGAAATGCTTCGTCGTACGCCACCCAGATTTGATGGCGTCGCCTGGACATCGTATCAAGGCGCCCTAACTGTACCAGACCGATAGCGGCAGCAAGATCATTCATACAGTATTTGTAGCCCAGCTCGGCAAGATCATAATCCCATGAATACCCACCCTGTGTACGATCCCAAACGCTTTTCGTAAGACCGAAGTCGCGAAGTCTAAGTATCCTTTCATATGCTGTACTGTCATTGGTCGTAATCATGCCACCATCGCACGTCGTCATGTTCTTCGTCGCATAAAAGCTAAAGCATCCAAATTTACCCAGCGAGCCCAACATGCCGCGGTGATGCCGGCCGCCGCATCCGTGTGCCACATCCTCTATGACGATTAAGCCGTATTCATTTGCTATCTCAAGAATTCTGTCCACGTCTGCGGGCGCGCCACCATGATGCACTACGATTATCACACGTGTCTTGTCAGTAATCAATCCACGCAAACAGTTTGGATCTATGTTGAGACTATCCGTTTCTATATCACAAAAGACGGGTATGGCTCCACAGTATAATATAGCATGATTTGTCGCAACATAAGTCATCGGTGTGGTTATAACTTCTGATCCGGCAGCAGCAGACGCAATTAACGACAAATGCAATGCGGCCGTACATGAGGAAGTGGCGATCGCATGACGAACACCAATATATGATGCAAATGCTTGTTCGAATTCAGCTACCTTAGTACCAGCGCCTATCCACCCAGAGCGCAAGACATCAGCCGCAGCAGCAATCTCTTTCTCCGTAACATCTGGCTTATAAATAGGAATCATGTAAGGATTTCTTTGTATTTCTTTACTTTGGCTGGGATTCCGGCAACAAGCGCGTGATCTGGTACGTCCTGAATGACTACCGCTCCCGCTGCCACAAACGCCCCATCGCCAACTGAAATCCGCTCAATGACGCTCGCGCCGAGGCCTACCGTGGCACCAGTACCGATAGTAACATATCCTCCCACATGAGCGCCAGGCTGTATCACAGCGTATGTACCAAGCTTGCTATCATGACCAAGACTTGACGCTCTATTCATCATGGAAAATGGCGCAAGATTCGCACCGGACGCAATAACACAGCCGGCGCCGACAAATACTCCCTCATGGATAGTCGCCGCAGGGGATATTATAGCAGACGGATGTACGAGGCTAGTAAATGCGATACCAAATTTGGATTGAATCTGCTGGATGGTCTTCCGAAATGCAAGGCGCCCACCACCAACACCTAGGACATACCTTTCATCTGGCGACGGATTAAATTCATCAATCGACTGAATATTGACGCCATATCTTATCTGAGAGACGCGCTCTCGAAGGGTAAGTTCGCCTTTCCTTGGTCTGTCTTCCGCATTCTGAACAACCCGGCTCACATATCCATTAACTGCGGCGATGGCATCAATAATATCTCCAAGCATTTGACTATGGCCGATGATAGTATATGGATAAAACATACTGGTTATCCACCTACAGAAACGGCCTCGATATTATCTACCGAGGCCGTTTCATTGTAGCATATTACTACGCGCTGGTTGTCACGACGCCGCCCGCGGCAAGAACCTCCTCCGCCGAGAAGCTCTGCTCCGTCCGGAGGATCACGAGATTGAGCACGATGAACTCGGCTGCCCTCGTCGGCTTGAGGAAGACCGATACCCAGAGCTCGTTTCTATCGATCCTCTCCGGCGTGTTGTTCGTTTCGTCACACACCGTCTTGAATCCAGTGAGGCCACGCCGGGCCTGTACATCAGCCAGGAACGGGTTGACGGCCGCCGTAACCTGCGCCCTGGTGATTCGATCGTTGGGCTCGAAGACGAACTCCCGGAGCAGCCTGACCAAGGCCTTCTTGAGGAAGATCAGCAGCATCCGGACGTTCACGCGATCAAGCGCGCTGGCGCGGCGCTGCAGCGTCCGCTGACCAAAGACCGTAATGCCTTCCTGCGTGAACTTGACGATGGGGTTGACAGCGTTGCCACCACCGTACAGCAAGTTCCGCTCGCCCAGCGTCGTGTTGAATTCGATATCAAGCGGCGTAAGCAGCCGACCCCGGCGTAGACCGGCAGGGGCAAACCATACTTCTGCTTCGCGCGCCGTCCTCGCAAAAACACCCGCGACATGTCCGCTCGGCGGCACGAAGATATTCTGACCGCTGAACTGGTCAAATACCTTGAGCCAGCTCCAGTACAGCGCACCGTACGACGAATTGATGGCCTGCGTAAGGTCGCTGAGGAGCAGACCGTTGTGCCATTCCACTACCTGCTGCGGCCTGAGCCCGAACGGCGGATCGACGATATAGAGGCAGTCTCCGCGCGACTCGCAGAGCTGCAGTCCCTGACCAATGACGGCGCCGGAGCTTACGCCAGGGACGAGCAAGAGATTGATGTCAATCTCTTCCGGGTTCTGAAAGGCGAAGAGACCCGTCGAGAGCGAGGGGTTCCCAATAATGGCCCGGTCGAGCTCTGAGCTGAAGGCCGGATCCTCCGGAATCCCATTGGAGGGTCCAAGAATCGGATCCGCCACTCTCAGCCAGACGAAAGATCTCTTGCTAAAAGTGCTCGGCGTCCGCAGTTCAAAGGAGACTACATCGCCCGGATCGCTGCCCAGGAAGGCTGGGCGATCCTCCCAATTGAACCAAGCATTCCCGTTGACGCCGCCGAGCGAGGAATTCTCGTTGACGATATTGGCGATATGCCGCTCCTCGCGCTGGTCGAAGCTGACATCGTCGATCCGATCATGCTCAATGCCAGCCGTATCAGTGATCCTGGAGGTGAATCGGCCCGGCCTCTGAGGGTCAAGCTCGATCGTCCAGGAGAAGTCGTTGATCCATGTACCGGGCGACTTCGCCACCGCCCACCCGACGATGTTCTCATAGTATTTTGAATCAGCCAGACAATCAGCGCTGCTTGGATCGTCCTCACACGACTGAGGCGTGCTCGGGGACGTAGAGCTGGAGGCAGGCAGCTTGACCCGCGGATCAAAGAATCCGCGATAAGCAACCGTATATGGGAAGAGGACACCGATCTCTTCGGCAAACTTGAGGGTCTTGATATTTGTGAAGGATGCTTCCAGCTTCACCTGATCGAACTGGTGGTCCTCCACCGTGGCAACGACCACGCGGTCGTCATCCTCCGCGACGGTGAGTGTGAAAGCTTCGAAGAACCGATCGCCCAGCTTCAGACCAGCGTTGTGGATGGCGGACGCGATGGTGGACGCCCCAACAGTTGTTCCAGTTGGGATCGTGGCATTGAAGTCGTCCTTAACGCTTGGGCTCGTGACGGAGATCTTAATCCGATTGTTCGCCGTGGTGATGACGAATTCCTCGCTTTCCGTCCCGAGGAAATGACTCCTCGGAATATCAAAGGCGAAGAGCTGCGTTCCGACCTCCAGCGCCCATGAGTCGGTATCGACCAGCTGAATCCTCTCGCCAGCCGTTTCCGTAACGATCTGCGGGGCGCCGCCCAAATCGATTGCCCTGTAGTCAGGACCCGCGCCAATCAGGGCGTTGAATGCCGTCACGAAATCGTCGTTGTTGGTGAACGATGCGCCATCTGCAAAAGTGAACGAGCCGGGCGAGCTGCCCTGCACCTCGAACTCGAAGGTTCTGTTGTCAGGCTGAGCCCGGAAGGTAAAAACGTCCCCCTGCTCAATCGGGCAGGCACCAGTGATGACGATGGCGCAGATCAAGCCAGTGTCGTCATCGCCATCTCCAACTGGGATCGGCTCCGACGTGCCAGGCGTACCGCTTTCGTCGACAGTGCCGGAGGAAATCACCTTTCCATCACTGTTACGAACGATCTCATACTTCGCACCATCCATCACAGAGCCACTGGACGGCGGCGGGCTGTCGGTGATCAGAACAATGAACGTGTCATCGATGGCACCGATGTAAGTATCACTGAGGCCGCCACCGACGAAATCCAGATCCGCGACTGTCGTACCGCAGGAATCGGGCGAGTCCACATCGGTATAGTCAGCCGCATTCGGCGTATCATCTGAAGGCCTGAAGACGCCGTCCTCATGGAACTCATACGGCTCCTCTTCCGTCACAGCTCGCAGCTTGATGCGCCCAAGATCGATGCCACGGAAGGTCGGAATGCGCCCGAAACCTTCAATATTGGCGCCGCTTGTGTCGATGCAGATATTCGCAAGCTCTTCTGGCTGTCCCTCCTCGCATTCGACACCGACGCGCATGACAAATGCTTCATTCCCCTGTTCGAAATATCCGAGGGCTGCGAAGCCGAGATTCGAATCAAGGAATGGATTGCCGAAGGTGTCAATGAATTGTTCCGACGTCGAGACGAATAACGGCTTATTCAGCTTGCCCTTCTGTGCCGTGCCGACAAAAGCTGGCCTGGTGGCACTTGTAGAAGCCGGCAATACACTGATGTCAATCTCGCGCGGGAATACGCCGGGTGACAGGAAGACTGCCATCGCAATTCTCCTAAGGATCTTATGCTATATTTGCTCGATCCTAGCTGGTAGCCACCGGGGTCTGTCCCATGATTCTGACATCCCCACGCTTCTGTAGATTGCTCAGCTGGTTCCAATCGACGCGCTTAGAGGAGAGCTTAGCAGTGCGCTTCCCCAGGAGTTGGATTGACTGCTCATCAATGAAGAAGTCCTTCTTTGATTTCAATCTGAGCGTAACCATTTGTGGTCTTGGATTATAAACGACAATGACCTCATCGTCGGCCTGGTCCTTCTTCATCTGCTTAAGCTCGCGCTGCGACAGGTGACGGCGGATCATCATCCACCTCCAATAAAGTTATTTGCCGCGAATGTCTCTGAGCTTCTTAAGTGCAAAAAGCGCCGCTGGTCGCTGAACGAGACCCAACAGTCCTGATTCACCCACTTCGTCGAGATCACTAGCGATCTTTGCAACAATTTCCTTATGCTGCCTCGCCAGTTTCGAATCTTGCCCTAACTGCTCGTGCACATCCGCAACAGCAGAGATCACGCGATTTAGCATGATAAGTACATCGCGCGTCGATTTTCGGTCAGCAGCTTCGTCTAGAGCAGACGCTGCACGCCGGATTAATCCGATATTATTTTTTACGCGTGACCAGTCTACGGCATCTGCCAATGCCTCGTCAAGCCGTTGGGTGATGTTCATAGGCGTACTGGTACGATGCCTGTGCCTTGCAAGGCGCTCAATATCTCCCCTGACGTCTCTTGAAGCGCAGACACCCTCCCGCGGATCAGCGGAACGAGCCGCTCAGGCAGCGGCAACCAAACTTCCGCTGACGTACTAATATCATATCTTACCTTCGACACAGCGTCCTTTGCGGACTCCACATCACTCACATCGCTCCAACCATTTAGCTTCACGATGACCTGTCCCTGTAGGTGCTCATCTGAAACTCTGAACTCTGCCAGAGGTGAGAATCTTGTCAGGATCTGATGTGTGATATATTCAGCATCTTGCTTCCATTCCGTCCAAATTGAAATCTGGTACTCAGCCAAAAACGGCGTCGGCCTAAATATTTGCGACGCGCGTGACCGCGTCGAATCGACCGTACGCAGGCGCATATAATGATATGCCGGACTGAATTTCTGTGCGTTAAAGGCCGCAGAATTTCTAATAACCGACGCAACCGGAAGGCTGATGCGTCCTTCATGTAGCTCCTGTCTCCACACCAAAACTGTTTTGTCAAGCCTAGGCACGCGAACCGTCAGCTTCTTCATGCCATCCTTCGTCGGAACTTCAATATTGGATAGCCAGTTTTTCATGCCCTCATCAAAGACGAAGAAGCCCTTCGTCAAGACTTCCTTAACGTCTTCGATGTTGACATTAACTTTATCAAATGTCGCAAATGACTTCTTTGTCCGGTCAGGTATATCCGTGAACTTCGGCATGATTGAGCTACGCTCAACAGCCCCAGGAGGACTGCCTGCTCGTGGCTCAAACGAGAAATTATAAATACTCATTATTTAATTCCAGCATCTCTCATGAACTGTAGCATATTTGTCTTACTCTGGAGCTTATTGATGGTTGTAGCAAATGGCCGCGTACCACCAAGCAGATGCTCTTCCTTGCGCACCGCAAGAGCTGTCACTTCATCTTCATTAGTTACGAAAATGCGTAACGCAACCTTTTTGCGCGCCGGTTTCGTAACAGAGAATTCAGGCAACACCCTATTTAATGACGTCGCCTGAATGTCCTGTACGATGATTGGGCCTATGGATGACAAAATCATCTCCGACCTAGCCTGCACATCAGTAGACAGGCGTCGTTTAAGTTCACCAATAGATCTGACTGGTACGCGCTTTGGCATTTACTTGTGGTCCACATTGAGAGACTTGTCGTCGATGATGTTCTCCAGCAGAGCTTGATAATATAACCAGCGATAATGAAAATTTCCACTATCTTGAGCGTCAACAATACGAAACTTGTTGATGCGCACCTGCCCCAACGCATTGTGCGGGATTGAGATTACATCCCCTGGTCTCAACATGCGCTTCTGACCAAACTGCTGTAGTATCGTCGAGCGAGCAAACACAATCGTCGTCTGGTTCGGTGCATCGACACCCCACTTCGTAAGCTCAAGGCCGGTCGGCTCTGGTTTAAAGTAGCCCTTTAGCCTGATACCATTTTTATAACTCGGATTTGGGTCCTCCTCCCAGACCTCATTCACATCGGCATTGTCTGTGCGCGGCAGAATAAGGACCCAGGCGCCGACGATGTTTATCGTCTCCTCAGCCAACCTCTCCGCATATCCAAGATCAGGCTTCGCATGATTGAAAACAGACAGGGGCGTGAATACTTTATCGGCGTCGCTTCGAAGATCGGGAACGTCATCGATGCTGACGAATCGCTCATCCGTTGAAAAATTAAACTCATGTAACATCCAAGCCTCTCAGATAAGATTCCTCCAGCGATTCAACGAACGGCCTCAATTCTTCCGGAGACAGGTGTCGCGCTACTTCTAATGCACGCTGCGCTTCATCATACGTTACCAAATGAATTTCAAATGGCTCCGAAAAGCCGTGTGCTACCAAGTAATCGCCGAGAGCGACATCTACTATAGGCTGATCTGAACCAAGCCTGTCAGCAAGACTCTTGACGATTCCATCATATTGCCGTACGACAATCTGCCTGCTTTGTGCGAGTTGTGCCTCTCGCTCACGACGTACAGTCTCCGGTTTGACAACGTATCCGGGTTCCTCAATCTGGACGACGACAGACCAAACTCCAGTATCAGGATTGCCATCGATCCGAAACCATTCTAAGGCCGGCGACTTCCTGAGTACCGCATGGAAGATTTGTTCATCCGTCCGGCCAAGTTCTGGTTGGCTGTAAATTGGCCTATCAATGCTGATATCCCACTTATCCTTTATGCCATAGGATTGGCTAATCGGCGTCCTCCGCGGCTGTGATGGATTAAACGGAGCAAGGACCGTCATAAGCCACGGGATAAATCCGCGATCTGGCCGTATTCCAGATACCTGGTGCCATTGTCCCTCTTGCTCTGGACCAAAGCCCTTAGCGCCCTTCGATTTCCCACGCTCATATATCATCAATACGACGTTCATCTGATACTGTGTCTCACCAGGAGTTAAAGACATATCGATGACCTGCGTGTCAACGATGTCTTCCATGAGATAGGCGATAACAGCTTCAGCCAACGGATGCATTAATACCTCGCCACTGAATGACATGGGCCACAATTGCCCTCAAAGCTGAACCCCTCTCCCTCGCATTTCGGCTTAGTCTCTGCTGGCGTGTCTGCGAATGCTGCCTGCCGCAGGACTTCGTACCAATCTGGCTGATCGTTACAGCAATCTCCAACCTGTGGCGGAGGTCCGCTTGGTAAGACAAAGAACTTTTTGGATCCCGCACCAAAATTCGACAATCTGACGATCGTCGCAGCAGGTATCGCCTTCAAGGCAGTCTCAAGCCTAATAAAAGTAGATGGACACTCCCTATTCATATCAAGCGTCGGCGAGGTAAATGCTGACGTTGGTTCGCATCCCGGAAGCAATAATATATCCCCGAATAAAACCTCGAGCTTATTCTGGATTGTAAAATCTGGGTTCATATCAATAAGGTGCGAATGTCCCACCCATTGCTGGGGGCTTCGTAGCTTTCCGGACCATGTCGAGCTTATCTAGCTTTCCAGCCTGAGTCTCCGATGCGTCCTCCGTCTTACTATCATTTGTGAGCTTACTGATACGATCGATCATCGACGGTATCAGGTTAATGAGAGCCTGCGGCTGCTTAAATGTGTGAAAATTGTCCATTTCTAATCTGCTTGCTACTTCCGTCGGCACTTCGACCGTCATATCATCCGTATCATAGATCATAATGTGTAAACGTTGCGACGCCGGGAACGACTGATTACGTCCAACTTGTACCTCTAATACCATAGCGTGATCTGCGTCATATTTCTCTACCTCAAGCCCAAGCTTTTGTAGCCGTTCCACCAGTCTATCGCTCAGCTGGGTCAGAGCCCGAAATACATCAGATTCTGCTTGACCGACTTTACCCTCCTCAAGGCGCATGAGTACTCTGCCTGCAATTTCGATCTGTTCTTCATCTCCATAGCGCGATCTTTCATCGCGCGTTAAAAGCACCTGGCCGTTATGTATAATTGGCTCTGCGTCCTCTGCATTAATCAGAAGATGAAGAGCCTGCTCCAGGAAACAGTGCGGCACCTGCAGCTGCGGCTCTTCATCAACCAGATTGGCGATGTCTTGCGGCGTCATTTTAATTAATAGAGAAGAGGCCCGAGTGGCTCGCCCAACAATATCGCATCCTGTACTGACTGTACCTTTTCAGCATTGCCTTCTGATACTAGCGCCTCACCGTTCAATGTCAGTTGTCCACCATCCGGCGCCGGCAAACCCGACAATTTCCGCCGGGCCTCGCCAATCATAATCTTAGATTCAGCAAGCATCGCGCGCATCGTTATTTCTCTTGCCTGCGGCGATCTAAATTGAGTGACGCGCGGGATATATTCGACCACTACACCAAACGATCCGCGCGGCGTCGGATAGAGTCTGATCTGGTTGTCACCCTTGACCTCCCATCCGCCCTCAGTACTCAGAATGCGTGCGCTAAATTTGCGGTATTGCTGAAGGAGATTGAAATCCGTCAATACATTCTGGATGCCAGAAATGTTGCCAATATTAAATAGAAAGCTCTCAGCGCCGAATATATCATCTATACGCGTCGTCGCCGGATCCCACGACACTTTTTGAACCCAATACGCATCCGCGGGTAATGGGTATGTTGAGCGAAGCGGCTCCGTTTTGAAGAAGGCAAAGCGCTCCTCAAGCGGAAAATACCCAGCAATGAAATCTCCCGTCGTCCTCAAGATGATTTCGAATTGCTCTTCCCTCAACTCGACAAGGACATTCGGATGCCCAAGCTTCGCAAGGACATAGGCCTTCAGATCCTCAGAAGCCACGCGTAGCACTTTGGGTAGGTCAGCAGGCCCGATGATGGCCATAATTCACCATAGTACTTTTGAAGACAAACAGACGTGGGATGATGAGGGAGTGCTTAGAGGAGTGTTACAAGGGGAAGCTTCTGCCGTTTTCGCCGTACAGGACCCCATTTAATTCGATCCGGAAGATGTTCTGTAGATCTGACGACATAGCCTCCAGCGTCTGCTTCAGAAGCTTAACATCAGCATCTTCATCTGCCGTTGGGGCCGTACCATCGCGAAGATTTCCGCCCGTCGCTGATGGACCCGTCTGTACCGCATTGTCATGATCGATTGTTCTGTCCGTCACCGGCGATCGAACAGGTTTGTCGCTCTGCATGAAACCAGTAATCGTAAGCCTGGCCGGTTTTTGTCCGAACTGATGCGTAAACATCACGGGGCCTGGTACACAGATGTCTACTCCGAAGCTGCCACTCGAGTCTTTTAGTGCTTCTTCTACTCGATTAGCGATTTTTTCAAGATCCCTGACCATATCGAACCGACGACCGAATCCCAAATGTGGTTCGACACGCGCAAAGACGGTAAAAGTAGAGAACTCACCATATTCGGCGCCGGCCGGATTTGGAACGAGCGGATCTGTGGATAGGCGTGTCATATATCCTCCATGATAGTTTTGACCATAATTGACGTCTGACTGGTATTGTGTTACAATAAAAATGGAGACTATATGGAGCCGAATCTCTATCACCTACGCCTTCATGACGACCCAGAGCGCTTTCATACCAGAGACGAAATGATCGAGGCATTACAGAAGATACTACATCTCGACGCGGCCGAATGTGAGGTCATTGTCGATAAAAGTGGCATGCGAGATGTCATGACATTGCCATTTGAGCCGGCAGAGTACTTCGCAATAGCAATGTCAAAATGGGGCGCATTCGGTTTCAAAATATCACTAGTGCCCCTCAAGCCTGGTATTATAAAGACCTATGATGAGGGGCCATGTTTCATAAGCCACGTTTCAGATCGCTTCTTTGTGAATGAATGCCCAAAATGTGCAGGACTCATCACGCACTCTGAGGTCCGCGCAACTACTGATGGCCAACTCAGATATTGGTTTTGCGAAAGCCATGCCAAATGGTTACTCGGCATGAAAGATTTCTGGACAATCGCCAATGCCTGATTTTTATCACATCCACCATTTACCGACCCAGAAATCGCAGCGGGCCTGCGTCGTGGTGCATGATGACCCGACGCGCCTCAACACTTCAGCCCGCATCCATCGCATGTTGGCAGACATCTTTCATTGGGATGGACACCGCTGCGAAGAAATGGTCGCCAAGATCAAGCGTAATAGGTGCGCCGTATATATTGGACCATTCGAGCCGGCAGAACACTATGCGTTCCTGATTTCACAATATTTTATTTTCGGTTTCCACGTCACCCTGGAGCATGATAAGCGTGGTATCGGTCCGACATGTATTACGACGTTCGATACCGGTCCTTGTGCCATCTGCAAGTCATGGCCCGATCAGGCTTGTCATGATCCCGTTGCTTTCACCGAACAAAATCCAGAAAGCGGAATTCGGACATGGTATTGCAAAAGGCATGGAGAGGAGATTCTGATGCGCGGGCATGACGTACGACCGCTATGATTTGTCGCAGGCACCGAGCTCGAGAGCAGTATTATAACTCACTCCAGCATCGAGAATTAATCCGATATCAGTGACATGGAAGTCGCGGCGCATACCACATCCGTTGCTGGTTTCCTGTACCCACTGACGGAAGAGAAGTTTCGCCTGCGTCTGTGATTCGTGTTTCTTGTCGACGAATTCATTCATCTTCATTTCCATCGCATCGTCCCAGTCATACATCTCGCCATCTACATCCATCTTCTTCTTGACGATATAGGCGGCTTTAGACTTTTCATGTGAGACGATGAGGACAGCATCTCCCTGCCCCGTAATGGCGAGATCCCCCGCAAATCGCTTAATACGGGCGGGTACATATTCCACACTAAGTGTCTTGTCAGCCTCCTTCGCCTGGCGGATATAATCGACTAATTCTTCATACCATTGTTCTCGTTTATGTCCGACCGGACGCAGGACAGGCCGGCGTAAAACCTCAGCCAACGGCACACCATCAATTTCATAAACGATCCACGCGTTGCCAAGCTGTTCCTGTCGCTTTACTTGCTCTTGATAACCAGTAGGAAGAGCCTTAAGCCATGCCGCTGGGTAGGCTGCACCTTCAATACCGAAGCCTGGCCAACCACGCAGCGCAATATTGCCTTTATCATGCAACTGTTCCTCAACATAAGCCAGTACGTGAGACATCCCTCCCGAATCTAACGATTCAGTCGGCAGGAGGATGAACTGCTGCTTGGAGATGCTCTCTCCGCCTCCAGCACGCCTAAACTCGTCCGAACGAAGAACTAATTCACGCCCGGCTTGCTGGCCTGTTTCATCCTGCGAAAAATCGTCGACGACTTCCTTATCTTTAACGATCCTCACCCTCTTGCCGGCCTGCCAATCCGCAAGCGATATCGTCTCCTCTAATAAAATAGCCGACAAAAGCCGTTCGAAATCCGACTCATAGACATATTCATACATGATCGATCGGACGGATTTATGCATATCAGAGTCCCAACAAATGATTCAATTGCTGCTGCCAACCTGGGAGACAAGGATTGACCGAGATGTTGTCGATGCAGGCATTGACGCTTGGCTTGCCACAGACGACGCTGTCATAAGGCACGCAATGGGCGTCCAACCATTCCTTTATACCCATCATATCAGCCCAAGGGCGTGCGGTGAATACAATGACGTTCAGTGCCAGACACTGTTGCTTGAGTTGCCTGATAGCACCGACTACATCCTCTCTTGGCGCCTGACACAGCGGGTCTCGCGATGGCGGATCACTGGTTAGAGTACCATCGAAATCAACCCAGATCGCCTTCGGCTTCTGTGTCTGAACCTGCGTCTGCGGCACAATAACGGCGAAGACGGCGTCGAGTTTGGTCTCGAACTCATCCATGTTCTACTTTTGCGTCCGGATACAGGACGACCCCAGAGTTGCCCCTGGGGTCGTCTTACTTGTCGCAATTGTACGTCACGCGACCTTACACGCCACCCACGAGGCTGGCGTCGGCGTCCACGCCGCAGGTCTCCCGGACCTCCTGATGGAGATCGTCGGCAAGGTTGTTCTCGTCCTTGGCAAGGAAGACGTCGCGGCCGATCCTGGTCGGGAATTCCAGACCACTGACGCCGCTCGTAACGTCATCTAGCGTGCAGACAGAACGCAGGTGCCGAACAACCGGATGACCAAAACGGAAGGCATCCGATAGAGACGCGTTCCGCGTCTCCTGCACCAGAACCTCACGCGCAGGAACGCTCACGACCAGGCCGCGCATCTTATGCGTGATCGGCTTGATCGCGTCATGCCGGAGCTCCTCACCGCGATACGCCCTCACCGTCCGGAAGATCGAAACGTTGCTCAGAGCGGGCTGCTCGGCCATCGTACTGTCTCCTAATGTCTGTAAAATCCGTCAATGCTATTTTTGCGCGGATATGCACAGACGTTAGGTCAATCAACACGAGAAGTGACGATACCGGATTGGTCCTGGTACTTGCCGCGCTTATCTGCGTACGTTACAAGCGGACGCCGGCCGCGGAAGAACACGATCTGCGCTATTCCTTCGCCGGCATAAATCTTCGCTGGCAGCGGAGTAGCATTGATGACCTCCACAACAATTGTGCCCTTAAAACCTGGCTCGATTGGCGTACAATTGACGGCGATGCCTGCCCTCGCGTAGGTACTCTTACCCAGGCAAATACCGATGACATCCTGCGGCATATTAAAGCGCTCGATGCTTTCCCCAAGGACGTAAGAATTAGGCGGCACGACACATATATCGCCCTTGAAATCAGAGAAACACTTTTCGTCAATGGCCTTTGGATCTATAATAGAACCATTGATATTGGTAAAAATCTTAAAGCGGTCTGCTATTCGAATGTCGTAGCCGTACGAACTGAGACCAAATGAAATGATGCCCGGTCTTTTCGTGCCGGATTCGAAATTCTCTATGAATTCCAGGCACTCAATGTCACGATCAGACAATAATGAAAAGCTCATGGGGCGAACTCGATTTGCACTTTATGGAATGATATCGGACAGTCTATTGTGGTTGATTCTGCCGTCGGTTGATCGTCAGGCACTACAATGATAGGCTTGGCGATCAATTTCTTCCCATTCAAGGCGGCTTCTTGGACACGCTTACCTGCTGGAGTGTCTAGGATGTCCAATTCAACGACGATATTCCCATCCTGATCTAGTTTTATGTCCGTAACTAGATGAGTCGGCTCGTCGATCGCCGCAATTCTGTCGCCATCACGGTTAAGCAACCCGCCGATCATCCCGCGCCTCAGCCGGTTGCGCAAGGCCGGATCAACTAAAGCTCTTTCCACAGCCGCCCGCGTGAATATCCTACCCGTAGAAGTAGGACGATCCACCGTGACGTTAGTCTGAAGGATTGCCTTCATCCTTTGATGATATGTCCATTCACCAGCTTCGTCATTTCGAACATCGAGACCGTCTGTTTGCCGCCGAATACGGCCTTCAGCTTGTCGTCCGCGTTGATGTTCTGCCTCTTGACCTTGTCCTGAAGGTTATTCTTCTTGATATAATCCCAGAGTTTTTTGGTGATCTCCGTCCGCGGTTTGGGCTCTGGACCCACGACTGCCGCCAGAAGATCATCCACCTTCACGGGAGCCATAAACTTCGCCACGCCCTTCGTCTTGCCGTTCGGCTTAGCCATCGACATTCTCCTTATGGTTCCGAAACGATCATATCATCGGTCAACGGACCGGTGCCCAGGAACTTCAATTTTGCGTGTGGCCACACTTGGATGTTTTCTTCAATCCACTGTCGAGCTTTCTGTGTAATAAGTCCGTCCGGATCACTGTAACATGATTCAACCGTGCCACGGCGACCAGTCATTGCATGATCGGCATAATTGATGAAATTGAGGGAAATATATGTCTGCCGACCTGTATTATTATGTCGGATGGCTTCTCGTAGGTTCTGCTTGGAGAATGTAAACACGCGACGTGGAAGCTTAGTTACGCTTGTAATCTCCATGATCTTGTCCGGAGATCCAGACAAGGTTGTTACTTCATCCCACGTAATTTCCTTCTGGTCTGGGTATCCAGGTCCGCTATTCCCTTCGTAGACATTATATGGCTTGCCTTCTCTATCGAACTGTTGGACTTCTTCCCACGACAAATGCCTCCCATCCTGACCGAGGTATTTATTGTTGTTTATTCTGATCGGAAACGTGCGAACATTTAAAATAACATCGCCGACGCACCATGTAGGCAACATCATGTCGTCTAATGCAGCAGCGACGGTACAGTTCCTACTCGTCGTATATGGGAACATATGCGGCAGAAGGTATGATAGTTGAAATCCTTGCGCTATTTCCAACAGCCCAGCTTGATGCCGTTCTAGACGACTAAGAATTTCGCCAGGCACATCACAAATGAATTCCTTAAGCTCTGGTACGTCCCTCGCGTAAAGCTTCTCCGGCCGACGCAGTACACGCCGTGCACGGCACGCACCGGCACCATGTGCGGTGCTGCCACGTTTCATCGTACCATCATGCAGTTCCGAGACTGGCTGACCATCGAAGTCACATGTCCCGCGCTCATATCCGACATCTATGTCCTGTAAAATAGCAGCTAATGGGCTTATGCCAATTTTGTGGCGTGGAATTCTGTTCTCTTCTAGCTCACGAAATAGGGCTGGAAGCTCTAAAATAGCCCCTGGGCCTATATAAAGCTTCTCGTATCGATCGATCTGATAGGCGCAGCTGTTGAACGTCTGATAGAAGAATGACCGTCCGTCATCTAATTTTACCCAATGACCGGCTTGTGGAAAGAATGCATGGCACGCAAACTGCCAATTATCGGCATGTTGAGCAATAAATGATCCGACCTTGCCCTTGCCGGACGAGCCGGCTTGCGCATCTAAAATGGTGGTCAGCGTGCCAGGCGTAAAGACGAAATTGGTGTTCATAAGCCTATTTGACGATGGCCAGGATGTCCTTCTCTGCCAGGATCGCGACCTCTTTGTCGCCGAGTTTGACCTGCGCGCTTGCATGAAAATTGAAGAGAACGACGTCACCGACTTTCACTGTCATGGGCCATGTCTTACCGCCATCAATACGGCCCTGCCCAATAGACAGCACTTTCCCATGTCGGAATCTCTCACCCCCCTTAGACATCTCTGGAATAACGATTCCACCTGGGGATTTATCTTCCGGCGCAACAGGCTCTAACACGACGCGATCATAGAGCGGCATAAGATCCATGGCGATCTCCTATGTTACTTCTTTACCAAGCTGACCCTGCTCAAGACCCAGCGTGCCATTCGGCGCTGCAGGGGTAGACGATGCAGATGGAACTGATTCTGTCGCTTTCCCCCGCGGTTTTTCTTCTTCCTTTCTCACCGCGTTTACTATTTCTCTGGCTTGTGACATAGACACGCCGAATCTATGCACCTTTTGAATGTTAGATAGCTCTTTCAGTGCCTGGAAATCTAAATTGCCACTGACCTTAATGGGGGTTGCTACATGCTTGCGTATAAGAGTAATGGCTTCGATTTGCTTTTTCAGATCAATAATGGTGTTTGGAGCAGACGTACGATGGTCGAGACGGATCATTGCAGGAGGATATGCTGCGATTCCCTTCAGACACTCTTCGATTTCCGCCTGTGTACGATCAAATACGCGCAAAACGAACCGCATTTCTGCCAGTGGGTTAATCTGGCCCTTGATGAACTCCGTAACGATGCGAATTTCGTTCCGGCACTCAGCAGGGAGTCTGCCCATGCTAAGCATAACTTCAAATCCATCGGCCGATAGAACTTCCTTGCCTACGTCCTTCCATTTATCCAGCGCAAAATTTCTGCCGTTCGGAAAATCGATCGCGGCGATGACATTAAACTGCCCGCCACGTACAGCCTTATCCGTCAATAGAGACGATACCAGAGCCGGAGCAGCTATGATTGCCTGGCATCTGTGCTTGAGAGCGAACATTCCGGCTTGAATAGCTTCACGGACATTACCAGCCTGCAAGTCAGGTTCGAGTTTGGGTATCATATTTTCCTCCAGTCCAGGCGAGAAAGATCCATCGTAGAGGATCTAAATCAACACCTGTGTCTATCTTATTTAGATACTCAAATAGACTATCTGACGTCTCATGAAACACATCAGGGATGTCTTTGGCAGATGGCGCGAACATCGAAATTAACCAGGCCGAAGGGATGCCATCTGGACAGATAAAAAACGTCGGACAACCGCGCTGATATGCGATGTGCAATTCTTCTATCGTACCGACAGTAAACGTCTTGGGCATCCGACAGATGACCCAGTCCGCTGCACTAACCAGTCTCAAACAAACAGTTCTGGATAAAACTTGTGCGTCAATCGCATCTTGTACGGGTATTGGGCCTCTACCAAGGATGCCATTTGTGATGTCTGCCTGCGGCAGAAGGCCTTTTTGTCCAACCCATTTCGGTTTCTTTAGTGGATCATAACATAAGACCCGCATACGTGCGAGTTTGGCGCCGATGTCATTCCGCCAGCCGGCAGCATCCTGGGCAGCTTCAACAGGCCCACAGAGATAGCATGTTGTAGAAGAGAGAAGACCCATAAGTCGTCAGATACATCACGACCCTTTGGGCTTACTGATGTGCTGCTCGATGTTCGGCTGCTGATTTCGCTTGTGTATGTCAAAAGCGTCACGAATGGTCATCTGAAAGAACCGATTCCCACCGCCGTGTGCGCCCTTCTGTGACAGCTTCGCGGCTGTATCGGCTGGCTTGTCCGGCGTTGGATGCTCTGCCATATTTCCTCCTAATTACTTTTGCCCGCGGTCTTCAAGATTTCGTCGATCGCCAGCTTCTGATCCAATCTACTGAAACGGCTCACAAAAGGCCATGGATTATATGATGAACAGAAAATAAATTTCTCCCTTTCGCCGTCACTGAGCGTCTTTGCAGCATACATGAAGCTTTCTGCTTCTCCTTTAAATCTAGTCACCCTAATCTTATTGTTTACGTCCGGATTCTGACCGTAGAAATGAAGTTTCCCATTAACAGCTGTCATATCTACGCCAAAAATGTAGACCTTCATATAATCCATCCAATACGCAACTTGCATAGCCGCAAAGACGCTCGACCGCCCAATATAAAATCCATTAGCCAAATCGCGCGAGAAGCCAATGCCGGAAAGATTACGGACGAGTACTTGATTCTGGCGACGCTCACGTACAGAGCCAGAATTGACGACCATCCCAGAGTAATTGTCCCAGAATTCTTTATTGCGGCCATATTGGTTCTGGTCAGTGAAGCACCAGAAACGCGTCGGCCACAGACGTCGGTCTGGTTTGTTGATGCTCATAGCGTCGATCTTCGGATGTCCTTTGAGCTTCTCCAGGGGCGCCTCAGAAACGGAAGGGCCATTGCCGATTATTACGAGGATGCGACCATGCCCTACCCGCTTCAAAGATTGAATCGCACCACGCGATGCTGAAAGCTGCCTCTCCCTTTCTTTGGCTATATGCACCAATGGGCTCGGGCGTACATGATTTCTGGCTTGGCGCCGCGCGTTTTGAGTAATGATGGTCACCTTACCGACGTTAGGTGGCCTCATCATCTGTGGAACAAGCCGCGGTCTGTCTAGCGTCGGCGTAGATGGTTTTGGAGCAGGTTTTGGTGCGGGTGGTTTTTGGGTGGCAATTTTGCCTTGAACAAGCGCCGGCCGGTTAGTGATAGCGAACTTGACTGGACGCGGAATGACGATCGTTATGCCAGTTTTTTGTATGCCTGGACGAGCCGATAACCGATAATGCATTACAGTCGGCATTACGTCGTCGCTCGCAACCTGAGTGCATCACTCGCGATCTTGGGCAGCACGCCCGCCAACACAGAGCGCGATCGGATGCTATCCATTTTGACGTACATGGTGACGTTGGAATCGCTCGTCACATAAATGAGCATGCTCTCCTTCGTCTTTTTAGCAACGATATTGAACAAATCGTCAGGTCGCGCATCCTTGAGGACGCTCAACGCAACCTCGCGACTAAATAACGCACGAACGAATCTAGTAACAAGCCTTACGTAAATCATGGGTTTCCATGCGAATTTTGATCGGTCAATACTTGACAAGCTTTGATTTGCCTGTTTTAATCGTACTTTCGCCGCCACTCGCGTGCTGCAAAGGATCGCTCCTCATGTGTTGCGGAAGATTTTCAAGAGCCTGCTGGGTGTATCTTACAAGCTTGCTTCGCCGTCGCTTCTCCGTCATTTTCAACGAAAAGAGGCAGTTGAAGATCGCAGTCGTAAACAAGTTGAACACAGGGGTACGGCCATTATCCCACAGCACCCCGTTTCTGATCTTACCCAACGTCAGCGCAAAGGCATGATGTGCTAATTCAAGCTTCTCTTCTTCCGTCTGCGGATGAAATTTCGTCGCAACTCCGCAGCAGATCTTGTATACGCCGTCCGCTAGCCGGTCCCAAGCAACCGGGTCCTGAGTCTTCGACCATTCATACCAAGCAGCTTTCAGTTCTTTCGTGTCCGCATACGGCATGGAATTACCTCCATCAAATAAGATACGTCTCATACAACTAAAGATTACCATGGTACTCATAATTCGAGGGGAATATGGCATCCCAGATCGCTCGTCTTTACCTCCGGGGCTCGATCTGCAACGTCACGATGCGATCGTTATCTCCTGAGCAGCGGAAGAAGGTTGGTGACGTACTGGAGCAGGTCCTTCAGGACCCGCTTCTACAGCCGGCCCGCCAGGCTTTTATCACGGCTCTTGCCAATACCATCGGGAACGAGTACAAGGACCCATCATTTGCCATGCAAGAAGTCGCTATGGCCGTGTGGCGGGCCACTGTCTCCGCGTTATATCACAAGCCGATGCCAGAAGTCATAGAAAATCCAAAACAAAGGAAAAAGTTCTATCAGGAATGGATCTTCAATTCGCTCAGGCAGATCCTGAACGAAAACAAGCCGGCGCGCGTCCGAAGTACCCAAACGGTCACTGGCCTAAACACAGAATTGGCCAAACAAATGATTCTCAATTTTCTCGGGGATTATAACGTCTTCATCGGCGGGATCGTACAGAAATCAAACCGTTATGTCATCATCAATGCCGAGGTCATGCGTCTTCCCGCTACTGCCCTCCCAAAGCTGTGGAAGATTCATAGGTTCCTGCGTCGTTACGGCTTGAAGCTGCTCTATTTCGGGAAGCAGTGCAACAGCGTCCATATCATCGCCGATCAGGTGAAAATCGTCGAAGCGCAAATGCCCTTGACTACGAACATCAAAATGGTGAGCTTCGAATCTGGCGACCAAAGCGACAATAGTGATGGCGTGCGTTACAAACTCGAATACAAGCTTGCCTGTACGAAGGGTATCGCAGCAGAAGATCACCAGAAATTCGATGACAGCATCCGTGTGATGCGTACTAATTTGCCTACTGACGCGCAGCAGGCTCTGGATATTATGGTCTCGCCGCCGCCTGAGTACGTCGAGAAACACGGAGACGATTTGTGCCAGAGCACCATCGGGCGATTTCTCAAAAAGACACCTAAGGAGATCGCTAAGATCTTTGAGTTGCTGCGGGCGCAATGTCTGGCGATGAGGCTCGGTGTGGAAGGCTAACTCAGATCTCTCACGCCCATTACGCCGAATTGCTCGACGTTAGATTCGTCGGTCTTTATTTCCTGCTTCAATTCCAATCTGACTCCTACCTTCTGGAGCGCTTCCTCTGCATGTCTAATCTCTACCATCATTCTCAAATCGACGAGAGCTTTTGCGCTGGCTGCCATCATCACCTCCCACGTCGCTTCTCGTAATAACCACCACTCCAGAGTGGTCCGATTCTGGGTCTGGCTGACGGCAGCCGCGGAATTGTAGAAATGGATGGTTGGATCATCTCTCGATGGTCCATCAGGACATTTGAAATAAACTCGATAATCTTCTTCGGTGTCGCAACCAGCCGCACGACTGTGCCACTAGGCGCCGTCATACTACCGCTCCTAAGTTCAGTTAATTCTCGATGGCACGTCTCGCCAAGAAACATCCTGCGATTTCCAGTTACGAATAAGTTCCACCCGAGCTTGACCATACCCTCGTTTGGATTGATACTCTCCACGTATGGTTCGATCTCTACTTTATCTGCGAGAGCTGGAACGCGCTGAGGTAAATCTTGGATACCTGGCGGATAGACGTGGATGTTGAAACTGTCTTTAAATCCCTTCTCTATGAAATATTTTACCAATAGTCTAGCAGCGTATTCGTTGATGATGAGCTGTCTGATTCGATCGATGGTATTCGTATCCACAATCTACTTTTGAATCTATCTGACCTCCACGATTCGGGAGATGTTCCCATCCTTCACGACCTTGATTTTAGATGGGAAAGCGTCTCGCATCTCGTCCTTGTGTGAGATGATGAGCACTGCATCTGGCCTATTCTTCTGTCCAGATTTACTCGTGAAGTCGCGATCTATGATGTCTACGAATGCCTGCACCCCACTCGGATCCAGGCGCCCATCCACTTCATCGAGCACGATGACGTTACACTGCGGGCCATAAATGGCAACATAAAGGTCATAAAATGCAAACATGACAGCCAGATCTATCCGCTTGCGTTCCCCACCCGAGCATAATTCATAGTCCCATCGACTCGTTACGTCCTTCAACGTCGCATCGAACTTCATGTCGAAATCACAATCAAAAGCCTTAAGATAGTATACGACGCGCTCATTCAAGAACGGAATGAGGTCAGACAATAGAAAGCTTTTAAGCTTTTTCTTGTCGCTATATGCCGAATGAAGGTAAGAAATATGTCTTACTAGCAGATTAAGGTCCTCGATCCGTTTTTTGATACCGGTGATAACCGCATCACGATCTGACATAGACTTTTCAGCTGACTGACTGCCGTATGGGTTATCCTCTTCCATAATCGTTTCTACATCACGATCGACTTGCTGGATCTGATCTCGCAACCTCGCCGCATCGCGCACAATGGCCTCTGCCTCCTTCAAGCTCATTTGTGGACCAGCCGCAGACACTTTGGCGGACGTATTTTCCGTAACCGTACGGATAGCAGTAGCTTCCTGTTCAAGACGGGTAATCTGATTCTGAATTAGCTTCCGGCGCTCATCAAAGGGGGCGCAGACATTAAGGACATGTTCTCGCGCAATGGACTGCTGACAAGACGGACACATCGTCCCCGCCTTAGCCTTCCACCGCTTCTCTTCCTCATTTATGCTGCCTATGTCACGCTTGAGACTCATGGCCCCCGCGGTCCGTTCCGTCAACTGCGCTTCATACTCCATCAGCTTCTGTTTGATCTTCGTTACAACTTCCCATTGCCGCTTGATTTCTGGTATGTTAGGCACGGCTATCTGCCGAAGTTCTGTTTCATACGTCTGTCGTCTTTGAAGAGCTGCATCGCGCCTATCTATACGACGTCCTTCGTAATCAGTCTCCAGACGCCGCTTCAATGCGAGGTCAGCACGAAGCCTTGTTAGTTCTGATTCATTCGCCGCGCACTCGGCAGCGAGCTGAGCTACGCTCAACTCCAGACCAACCAGCTTCTCCTTCGCCACTTCCGCCCAGACATTCAAGCGGTGGAGGTTAAACACACGCTCCAGAATGGAACGCCTCCGGGCATCAGGCAATTCCAGGAATGACCGACCAAGCTGCCCGAAGAATACGCTAGAAACGAAAATCTCGTAGTCCAGATTGAATAACCTAAGTAACTGTTTTTGTGCATTCTCCGTTGTAGATGCACTAATGTCCTTGCCGCTTTTCTGAATAATAAGTTCTGGAGAGCCCTTCAATCGCCTACTCCGCGTGATCGCATAGTCGCCTACTTCGATCTTAACGAAGCAATCCTTGCCGTTGAACCAATTCACGATGGCGTCGCCAGGACGGTCCTTCCCTATCGTCCGACCGAACAGACACCATAGAATAGCCGCAGCCAGAGACGACTTGCCGCTCCCGTTTGAACTACCCTCTTCATCGCCGGCATTTTCACCGACGATTAGCGTGGGACCAAGACCTCTAAGCTGCAACTTGACGGGAGGCTCCCCGTAGCTCATGAAATTGGCGATTTCAACGGACTCAATGGCGATCATGTGTCTTCCGTTTCTACGATAACCCTTTCTTCGGCCTCTTGGGTGATCTGATCATGTAACTTAAACAATAGACGCGCGTCCATATCTACAGGCTTATCCTTTTTCAACCAGATATCAAGCAGTTTTTCCGGAGACTTCATATCAATGTCGCCCTTACGTGCGGCATCAATCTCAACATCTTTCTCCTTTGGTTTGAGCCAGCTTACACCAATAGCCCCCTTCGCCCGGATGGCTTCATCTAATTTGGCTAATTCGTTACGCGTATAATTTCTAGTTAAGACGATTCGGACCTGATTTCTGAGAAAGAAATCATCTGGCTTCCCATCGGCATCTTCATCAACCAGCGTTCGATACTCAGGCGGTCCGTCCGCGGTAGATGGATTTATATCGCGGATGTTTACAAACTTGATGTCACCATCATAAACAATGAAGCCATGCGGCACGACACCCTCATCGAAACGAAAGGCGACAGGACTGCCTGGATACCAGACATTAGGTTCCACTTGCTGGTAACAATGGAAATGACCCGTAAGCACAAGTCTGAATTTAGACTGATTGAAATTGACTATGTTCCAGTTTCTAATGAGGAAGCATTCGTTGAGCTTCGCTCCATTGACGCCGATGTGCGTTAAAAGAATGTCATCAGCAGCCGCTCGATCCTCGATAGCCTTCAACACCTTCATATAAGAGCTCTCGTCATATATGAAGGGTATGATCCAGAAACTAGTGCCGCCTATCTCAAGCTTCCGCACGTCCGGGATGATATTCACCAGGCCTTTAAGCGGCTGTAGTGAATGGATATCCCAAGAATTCTTAAGGAACATGTCATGGTTGCCGGGGAAGGCCCACCAATGCAACCGGCGTGAGGCAGGATCATCAAAGAAAGCATGAACAGCGTGCAAGACCTCTATGTTGATACTAACCCGATCATGGAATAAGTCACCCAGAATTACCACATCTTGTATGTCATTCTCAATGGCATACTGCCGCATCTGCCGTAATGCCCATATGGAATAATGCAATTTCTTAGGAACGCCGGCATGCACATCAGCAGTGAAAAGGATTTTGCCCATATCCACATCAGATACAGTCTCGTATCTAAAGACAATGCTACATGAACCAACCGCCGACAACATCCAATCGTTCTTCCCGTTTGCCGAGTTTAGATCCGATCAACTCGAAGCTATTCGGCTCACCCTCGAGCAATTCAGGGATGGGAAGCGTTTCGTCTTCATCGAGATGCCAACCGGCGGTGGCAAATCCGCAATTGCTTATGCGGTCGCGCACTTCTTCCAAACGACATTCTGGGCTTGCCCACAGAAGTTTCTACAGGACCAAATATCACGCGATTTCGGTCAGCCGCCTAAGGATAGTCTCATTCCCGTGGTTGATCTGAAGGGTCGCAACAACTACCCCTGCACATTTTACGAGAGGTTCGCAGCAGCCAACATCAGAAGCCTCTTAGTTGCTATGGGCAAATCAAGCTCAGACGCGACAAGAGCTACTGACTACATCATAAGTCATGGGACCATGGCTGGATGCCCAGTAGAAATGAATCTTGGCGACATATCGAAGATTCTCGAGATCAGGAACAAGAAGGAAAATTGCGGCGAAGGGAAATGCAAGCGCGACGGTCAGGCAAAATGTGATGAATGCTTCCCAGCCGCAAAATCGAATCTGATAAGATCCCTCTGTCCATATTGGAAGAGAGTCGGAGAGGCATTGCCGGCACGTATCTGCCTCATGAATTTCAAAGCATTTCTATCCCAAACCGTATTAACGCACGCATTCGCACCAAGAGACCTGCTCATCATCGACGAAGCGCATAACACCGAGGCAGAGTTGATGAGCTTCATCAGCTTCACGCTGACCGACAAGTCTCTCCGCGGGCACGGCATCACTTTTCCACAGCTTAGCTCAGCCACAGAATACGCCAAATTCATGAAGGACAGCGGCGTCTTGGACGTCATCGATACCATCCTCGAGCATGCGCGACTGGCCAAAGACCCGAAAACGGAAGATGAATGGCTTGACACCCGACGCCGGTGTACGCATTTCCTCAACAGCGCCGAGGAGGGCGGGTGGGTATCCCTCTTCAAGAACTGCGGCGCCTGGAATTCAATAGAGCTTAAGCCAATCTATGTCAGGGGTATGGCCGAGGATTTCATCTTCTCATCCGGCAGACATATTTTGATGATGAGTGCGACGATTTTATCTCCGAGATCCATTTGCGATTCCCTCGGTATCGACACCTCACAGACATATAGCGTCCGTTATGGAAGCCGCTTCCCCGTCAAGAACCGACCCATTTATTTCATGCCCGTGGGATCCTTGAGCTTCAAGCACAAGCATAAGACGCTGCCCCTCATCGTCCGCGCCGTCGATGCCATCCTAGATCGCTACAAAGGCAAACGCGGCATTATCCATACGCATAATTTCGAAATTGCCAGACTCATCCTAGCAGGATCGAAGTATAAGGGCAGACTCCTGTTCCAGCAAGATTGGGCATCGAAGACAGAAATGCTGAAGGAGCACGCAGAGAGGACGGATACCGTCATCGTCGCCCCTGCCATGCATGAAGGCTTAGATCTCAAAGACGACCTGGGCCGGTTTCAGATCATCATAAAAGTGCCATATCCGTCCATGAAAGACAATCCACAACTCGAAGCGCGAATGAAAGACTCACAAGAATATTATGATTGGTTAACGGCGCTCAAGCTTGTACAGAGTTACGGGCGGGCCGTACGTTCTGAAACAGACTGGGCACATACATATATTCTGGATGCTGACTTCGGTTGGTTTAAGAAGAAGGCCGAACATCTGCTACCGCAATGGTTTACGGATGCGATTACGAATGTCAGCTAGAGCCAAGGCCAGGTAGACCAACTCCCGCAATATCATAAGTGATCAAAAGCTCTGACTTCGCCTTCATACAAAACGCATCTGCGTCATCAATCCTCTGTGCAAGTTCCGGATCATCAAGTTCGATTTGTA